TAGCAATGGTGCATCGGTAACTACAGCAGACATTACATTCGACCAAGCCACAACCTCTTGGGGAACGATTAGTCATATTGGTATCTTGGATGCACTTACTACTGGTAACCTTTTGTATCACACACCACTTACGACATCTAAGGCAATTGATACAGGCGATATTTTTAAGATTGCATCTGGTAGCCTTTCAGTTACCCTAGCCTAATGCCATTAACTCTCGAACAGTTAGATCAGTTCGGGACTTTAGAGCAAGTACCATACTCTTTCGACCATACTTGGGAAACAGACGAAGTATGCGGTGATTGGAGATTAGAGGACATGGATTCCCTTGGGAATCTTGACCAACTCAATATCTCTTTTGATGACCCTGTATGGACTACTCTGTGTGTTAAGTTCCCATCTGCATCTATTGCAGCAGATGCCACAGTTACTGCGGATGGTGTTCGTCAGCGCACAGGTGAAGCACTTGTTACAGCAGACGCTTCTGTAGTAGCAGCAGGACAATTAACGAGAGATGCTAGTGCAGCCATTACCGCAGATGCAGCAGTAGTCGCTGATGGTATTGCCGTTAGAGGCGGATCAGCAAGCATTACTGCGGATGCAACAGTTAGTGCAGCAGCAATTGGAGTGTTTGTTGGAGAAGGATTAGTTAATGCAGTTGCAACAGTTGATGCTACAGGAAATGTAGTTTCAGGGTCATCATCTGCTAGTATTAATGTAGAAGCAATTGTTGTAAGTACAGGCATTAGAGTTAGAACAGGCGATGCGACAATTACAGGCAATGCAAGTGCAGAGTCTGATGCTATTCGGGTTAGAACATCTGTAGCAGAAATAACAGCAACAGCCACAGTAGTAGGTAATGGCAATGTAGAGTTTGCTGGTGAAGGCATCATTATTGCCGAAGCGTATGTCGATGCTCAAGCTATTGCAATCTACTCCGCAAGTGGATCAATAACAGCAAACGGAACAGTAGTCGCAAGTGGTAATAGATTAGGCGATAATTGGACAGCCGAGACAGCAGGCTCAGAGGCTTGGACAGGTATATCATCTAGTTCTACAACATGGACAGCACAAACAGCAGGATCAGAGTCGTGGACAGGAATTACAGCCACAACGACAACTTGGACTCAAATATCTAGTGGAACAGAACAATGGCAATAAGCAGAATATCATTTGGAGAATGGACACCAGATCAGCCAGGTCTTACTAATGGACTGCGTAGGGCAGAGAATGTCTATCCTAAACTTGTCGGCTATGGTGCTATTCCTATTGCTGTAGATTACTCGGCATCAGCATCCGAGAACCTTAACAATGTAGTAGCAGGCAAGACCACAGCAGGAGGTACAACTGTATTTGCTGGTGGCTCTACAAAACTATTTAAGTTAGATTCTGCGGATTTGTCTTTAGACAATGTATCTAAGTCTGGTGATTATTCGACACCCACAGACCAACGATGGAAGTTTACCCAGTTTGGTAATGTCATTGTTGCAGCTAATGGAGATGCAAAAATACAAGGATATAACTTAAACAGTTCTTCTTTATTTGCAGATTTAGCAGCAGATGCACCACCAGCACGATATGTAACTGTAGTGCGCGACTTTGTAGTGTCTGGCTATCAATCAAGCTATCCAAACAGAGTGCAATGGTCAGCATTAGGCGATGAGGCTAGTTGGACTCAATCCGCTACAACCCAAGCAGACTTTCAGGATATTCCTGATGGTGGCTCGGTAGTCGGTGTTACAGGTGGTGAGTTTGGTCTAATCTTTATGGATCGAGCAATCCATCGGATGTCTTATATTGGCAGTCCTTTAGTCTTTCAGTTCGACAACATTAGTCGTAACTTAGGATGTTATGAGGCTAACTCTATTATTCAGTATGGTGGCACAGCGTTCTTCTTAGGCGATGATGGCTTTTATGCCTGTGATGGACAAAATGTAATTCCTATTGGTAGCGAAAAGGTAAACAGATTCTTCTTTGATAATGTAGAAGAAAGCACTTTGTACCTCATGTCGGCAGCAGCAGACCCAATTAAGAAACTTATTATTTGGGCATACGCATCCAATAGTTCTGCTACACCTGATAGCCTACTTATTTACAACTATCAGACTCAAAAATGGTCTAGCGGTACTACTTCTGTGGACAGAATAGCATCTACCTCTACTCCTGCGGTTACTTTAGAAGGCATGGATACCTACGGAACACTAGAAACCATCCTTACTAGCTTTGATAGCAGACTTTGGCTTGGTGGAAAACTACAATTAGCTGGTGTAGATGGTGCAAAGATTGTTACTTTTACAGGTGCTAACGCTACCGCCTTCTTAGAAACAGGCGATATAGAAGTGCCAGGTGCTACTTCATCAATCACAATGGTAAAACCCATCGTGGATGATGGCTCTGGATCTGTAGCTTTGTTATCTCGTAGGCTTTTATCGGAAGCTATAACATTTAGCTCTCAGACCGCAGCAGATAGCGAAAATAGAGTGTCTGTGCGTGGTGTAGGGCGGTATCATCGTCTACAATTAACACCTACAGGTAGCTGGACATCGGCAGTAGGATTGGACATTGATTTAAACCAATTAGGAACTAGGTAATGTTTAGAGTTTTACCGCCATTCGGATCAGATCAGCGTGGAATTGCTGAAGTAGTCAATGGCATTATGAATGGTAAGACTAACAATACAGGCTCTGTAACCCTAGCTACAGGTGGTGCAAGCACTACGACACTAACAGATGCTCGGATTGGTTCAGGATCAGTAATTATCCTAATGCCAGCAGATGATGTATCTGCTAGTGCGTATTACCCTTATTTAGCTGTACAAGACGATACAGACCAAGCTGCGACAACAACTACCGCAGCCAATATTATGTCGTTTAGCACTACAGACTATGCATTAGGTGCAAGTCTAGTAACTAGTACGAAACTAACAGCAGGTTACTCTGGACTCTACAACATTCAGTTTAGTGTGCAGTTTAAAAGCACAGTTAATGATCCTGAGTTTGTAGATGTATGGTTTAGAAAAAATGGTACTAATGTAGCAGCATCAAACAGTAAATTTGGTATCTCACAAAGAAAAAGTGCAGGCATTCCAAGTCATATGATTGGCTCATTAAACTTTTTTATTGGTTTAGAGAAAAACGATTATGTAGAGTTAGCTTGGAGACCATCTGATATTGGTGTAACGATTGAGCATTTTGGTACAGATACTTCACCTACTAGACCAGCAACACCTAGCATCATAGCCACAATGAGTTATCTATCATCAAATGGCTATACCAGTAATCTTTTTACAATGCCTTATATATCGGCAACGACAGCAGGAAGTGCAACCATTAGTCATCCTGCTAATTCAGTATCAGGTATGACTTATAAATATATCATCGTAGGATAGGAAAATTATGGCAACAACTACACAAACCTCGTCAGTAGATCCAGCACTATTGCCCTACCTTACCCAAGGTTTAGAGAGGGCGCGGAGTCTATTTCTTACAGGTCAGCAACCTGAGTTCTTTCCTGGTCAAACCTATGTAAGCCCATCGGCTGCTACTACTGAGTCGATTGCTCAACAAGAGGCTATTGCTCGTCAGCAAAGCCCTGTTCTACAACAAGCACAACAGGCTTATACATCATCTTTAGGTCAACTTGGACAAACGGCTGGTGGTGGATTCTTAAATGCGAATCCTTATCAACAAGCGATGATGGAGGCAGCTACTCGCCCACTAACCCAACAATTTAGCCAATCCGTTTTGCCAGGCATATCGAGCCTTTACAGCAAGTCTGGTCGTTTGGGTAGCGGTAGTATGGAAAGAGCATTAGGAACGGCTACAGAGGCTTATGGGCGGTCTCTAGGCGATATTACATCCAATATTGCAGGATCACAGTACCAACAAGAAAGAGGACTGCAACAACAGGCTCAGTTGCAACAAGCTCAGTTGGCTGGTCTAGCACCTCAGTTCTATGGTCAGCAATTCCTACCTTCTCAGACACTAGCCCAAGTTGGCGCACAACAAGAGGCTATCGCAGCACAACCTCTACAAGAGCAATTGGCTCGTTACCAGTTTGGACAGCAGTTACCCTATCAACAATTACAAGGGTATCTGTCATCGGTCTATGGCACTCCATTAGGAAGCTATGGCACACAGACAACTAGCGCACCTACCTATCAGAATCGTGGTGCTGGTGTGCTTGGCGGTGGAATTGCAGGCGGTCTAGGCGGTTACGCACTAGGTCAAGCATTCCCTGCTATCGGTGGCACTTATGGTGCATTAGGCGGTGCAGCACTTGGTGGATTACTAGGCGGTGGTTTCTTCTGATAGTAGAAAAACTTAGTCTACATCGTTTAGAGGAGTTTTTTGAACTGGTTACCAAAATGGTAGCTGAGGCAGAGTTTTCTTACGCAACACCAGAGAAGCACAAGATTCTACAGTTATTTAAGAACCCTAATGCAGTAGGCTTTATTGCTATAGAACACAACAAAATTGTTGGGTTTATATCTGGTCTATCGCATGAATACTTTTTTAGTAATCGGAAGCGAGTAAGCGATTTAGGGTTCTTTGTATTACCTGAGTATCGAGGTAGTAGAGCAGCACTTAAACTAGTAAAATCACTAGAAGCATGGGCTAAAGATATGGGTGCAGATGATCTGCATTTAGGACAGACAACAGCAGTAGAGATGGATAAAACCAAACAGTTTTATGAAAGACTAGGTTATAAAACTGTTGGCTTTAATACAGTCAAACACTTAAAGGATTAATTATGTGCGGTGGAGGAATACCAATTGTTTCTGATCTTGGATCTTCTTTAGAAGATGTGGGTAAATTTGCTGGCAATGTTGTTGAAAGCCAAATACAAGAAGCAGCAAATGATCCTTTAAAAGCTGCAGCTAAAGGTATTGCTATTGCTTCTGGAAACGCTTGGGCATTGCCTATTATTGAGGGAGTAGACACATTAGAAGAAGGTGGAACTTTAGAAGAAGGTCTTATATCTGGTGGCAAGTCTTATGCTGGTCAACAGGTTGGTGCTGAATTAGGCAGTCAATTGCGTGGTGGTGGGTTTGCTACAACAGGCGAAGATTTTGACATGGGTGGCGGTGGTGGATTTTATGATGGTGAAAGTACACTTTTACCTTCAGAAGCACCTT